TCCATATGAAGTATTTAATCAAGAAGGATGGGATATGCACAAACTTTGGATTTATCATCCTGAAGGCAATATTAAACGCTCTTATCACCTAGATGGTCGTCAAGGCACAAGAAAGTATACTTCTGATGACGAAACTTGGGGATATAAAGAATGAGATTAGGAATCATAGCACGATCTGATAATACTGGCTTAGGTAATCAGACTATGGAACTTGTTAAGATGCTTAACCCTGATAAAATTCTTTTGATAAATTCCCAGTTTTTTAACAATAACCAGCAACATCCAGAATGGTATAAAGATTATAACGTTATTGAAACCAGAAAGGGTATGCCTAGAACTAATGAAGTCTTAGCATTTTTAGAAAACATTGATGTTGTTATTAGTTGTGAAACATTTTATCACTTAGAGTTAGTTAATCTTGCTAAACAAAAAGGAATTAAAACTATACTTCAATACAACTATGAGTTATTCGGTCATTTGGCACATCCAGACTGGACATTGCCAGATGTATTGCTTGCTCCTAGTATTTGGAATTTAGATATAATTATGGAAAAATTTGGTAGTAAAACACAGGTAATGCATCTTCCTCCACCAACAGATCACACTTTATTTAATCAAGCAAAAGAAATAAATCTATCTAAAGATCACAAGCGCATATTACATATTGCTGGTAAACAAGCTGCAAAAGATAGAAATGGGACTGAGAGTATTCTTAAAATGATCAAGTATTCTAAAGAAGATTACGAATTAGTTATAAAATCCCAGACCCCACTAAACCTTATATGCAATGATTCAAGGATAAAAATTGAAATAGGTAATCCAGACAATAGGCAAGATATGTATAGTGGGTTTGATGCTATGGTTTTACCAAGACGTTATGCTGGTCTTTGTTTACCTATGAATGAGGCTCTTATGAGTGCCCTGCCAGTTTTCATGACTAACATATCACCCAACAATGCAATTCTTCCACCCAAGTGGTTAGCAGAATCAAAACAAATTGATACTTTTAGAACTAAATCAATGGTAAACGTTTATGATGCAAAGTCTGACAGCCTTGCTAAAATAATTGATAACTATGTAGCCAATAATAACAAACAAAATATTAAACAAGATGCATTAGAAATAGGATTAGGAAACTTTTCTGTAGAAAATCTTAAAGAAAAATATATTAAAATAATAAATGAATAAATAAAAAAGCCAGCCTATTTCTAGACTGGCCCTTCTAATAGAAGATTATTACTTCTTCTTTATTGCTGCCTTCTTTGCTGCAGCCTTCTTCTTTACAGGTGCCTTAGCAGCCTTCAGAGCCTTATCTACGGCCTCAGCATCTGGCAAGATACCAAAAGCTTTGTCATTAGGATTAATGGCTCTCAATGCGACGGGCGCAATTGCAGCAACTAGTGCTGTCCATAGATCTTTTGGATCTGTTATTCCTGCCATATACAAGGCAAGTCCTGATGCAAGAACTGAGCGACCATACGATGCTAACAGTGCCTTATTCTTATCATTGATTATCTTATTCATTATTCCTCCTAGGATATAATTCGTGTTAGTATTGTAAAGCCAATCCATAAACCAATAATTCCTGCGACTCCCGCAAAAACTGGTGGTGCTGGAACTGGCAATTTGAATGCAGCAAACACGATGCCACATCCAAAACCTGTTATTGTTGATAAAAAGATGTCTTTCATTATTGTAATCCTCCTATATGTTTTAAAAAATCACTATGCTTAACAAAATCTTTACTAATATTTTTTTTGTTTAATATAAAACTATTTAATTCATCATATCTTTTTTTATTAACCCATTTTTCATATATACTATTTACATTATCAAAGTCTATAAGTTTATTTCCTAAAGCAACGATATAATAACTATTTTTACTAAACCAAATTTCATCATAAAGTTTTGTAAGAACTGAGTTTTTCAATATATGTAAATTGTTTAATAAATTTTGTGATTTTTTATTATTCTTATCAAAGTTAATCCAAAAATCAGAGTTATCTTTATTTGTTGTGTAATGTAAACTTAAGAAGTCAACTATTGATTTTGTGTCTCTAGTGTAATATTGATTAAATAATTTTTTTGTTTCAACATCATTAGAAAATATTTTATGTTTTTGCATAAAAAATCTTTGCAATAATAAAATTGATTGACCGATAGAGGTTGCTTCTAATGGCTCTAAAAATCCAGAAGATAATCCAACTGCAAGACAGTTATTTATCCAGATTTCTTCAAAACATCCTGGATCAAAAACAAAAGACTTTCCATTAGTTTTAGGATAGGTTGGTTTAAAACCTAAAAACTTTTCAATTTCTTCTTGAGCCTGATCTTCATTTATATAATCAGAATCAAAAACATATCCACATCCATACCTATGCTGTAATGGTATTTTCCACATCCATCCATAGTCCATGGCAATTGCTTCTGTATAGCTTGGAATATTATTTGTATCAATATCTATAAAAAATGGCAATGCTCTTTTCATGGGAAGGTATTCCGAAAAACTTTGCCATTTAGAGTTATAGTGTTTTCCAATTATTAATCTTGCAAAACCACTACAATCAAAAACAAAATCTACTGGAATGTTGTTATTATCATTTAGTTCTAAAGCAACAATATTATTTTGATCATCTGTTTCAATGCTTACTATTGTATTTTCAATTAAATTTATTCCTCTTGCAACGCCTACTTTTGATAAAAATGATGCCAATAGTCTTGCATCAAAATGAATTGAATGGCCTGATTCTTTATTCCAAAAACGCAAAGATGATTTATCATTTTGCCCTTCTTCTAAAAAAGTAAAGGGTAAAAGATTGTTATCAGAATACTCATCATTTACAGAACTGTTTTTATTTTTTTCAACTATATTTAAAAGTCTTTCATATTTTAAAATTGGAAAATCAAAATTGTCATCTTCTACACGAAAACAACTTTCATCAAAAACAGATCCTTCATGTGTGAAGTCATGATAATAGTAGTCTTTTTCTTTAGACCAGTTAGTAAACTTAATTCCAGTTTTTATTGTGCACTTTGTTTCTTTGATTAAGTCTTCTATCTGTATATCTAAATGGCTTAAAATTTTTATTAACTGCCTAGTAGAACCTTCTCCTGCGCCTAAGATTCCAATTTCTGCACTTTCAATTAGGGTGATGTTATCATCTGGAAAAATTCTTTTTGCATATAGTGCTGTTAGCCAACCAGCTGTGCCACCACCAACTACAACAATATTCTTCATTTATAATCTTCTTTAGGAAGCAAATCCTGTAACTCTTTATATGATTTAACAAAATTAGTGAGTATTTCGTAAGACGGATGTCCATCATATAATGATTCAAACTTTTCAAAATATTCAACATCAGATTTAAGATCTGTAATTATTTTGTTTATTTTAATTTGAACATCTTCAATATAAGAAAATGACCAGTCACGAGAATCAGAAAGAAATTTAATAAAGTTTTCTTTATGAATATCATTTTCATTTTTAAATTCAATATTATTATTATTATCAACAAAGTCTTGCAATGACTTGTAAGAGATTATTAATTTTGTAAATGATTTATTAATTTTATTAATTTTAATTAATGAAAATAAATATGCAAAAGCAAAGGATCCAGCTAATGTAAATGCTACTATAGTAATAATATTATTCATTAATATAACCATAGTATAAGTATATACTACCCAAACAATCTATGTCAATTATTTGTGACATTATTTTATTGCCTCCCGTGTAACTAATACTATAGCACCATTCATTTCTAAAGCTTTTTTAACGTTGACTACATACTGCAATGCTTGTATTTTTTCATCGTGAACCATTCTAGCAAATAAATGTTCATTTAATTTAATAACAAGAAAGTGATCACTATCTATGACTTGGACTTGAAATCCCTTTGGGGGAACAATTGAGTGAAAAGCTTTACGCATATCGTCTGTATACATTATTTGTCCATTGTTAAAGATTGCCAAGTTTCTGCCCAACCAAGTTTTGTTCTATGGCTATTAAACTCTCTTGATATTTCTCCATTTTCTAGATATACTCCGCCCCAGATTCCCCATTCTTTAGCTGAAACTCCAACAGCAAAACATTTTTTTGCAACTGGACATCTACTACATAGCGAATCAATTATTGGTCTTATATCTAAATCTTCTTCATAGGTATCAAAAAATAAACCATTATCAAGACCTAGGCATAAAGCATCGTCTTTCCATACATGTTGTTTCATGGAAAAACCTACATCTTATACTTATTTGGAATGTCCCAGCCATTACGATCAACTTTGAATACTCGTTGTGTATACCACTGACCATTAACTCTAACGCCATTAACAGCGGTTCTACCCATTTCTGTTTTCTTGCGCTCTACTACATCCCAGCCAATCCAAGAAAGTAAATTATTTTGCTTTACTATCTTTTCCATAGTGTCTAGTTTGTTAATTAACATATTTTTATCCCCACTTAATATCGGAAAATACCGACTTCTATATTTTTTGATTCAGCAATATTAACTAATTTTGATACAGACTGTTTTGGCTGACTTAAAAATGCAAAATAGCTAATCTGACCTATATTTTCTTCAAGCCAAGACGATGCTACTTTATAAAATTTAATCTTACGGCCTCTTGATTTCATTCCTCTTTCAGATAGATTTGAAAACTCTGAAACAAAAGAATTAATTCTAGCGGGACCAGCAGAATAAATTATAAACTCTTTATCATCTTCACTCATGCTAGAAAGAGCAACACCCATGGCACGAATGAAGACATTATAGTCATCAAATTCGGTCGTCCCCTGCACTGCCACTATCATTACTACTTCCATTCTGTAAATTATCTAAGATGAATAGCATCTTATTCATATCATTTTTTGACATATTTTCTACGTCTACTGGAGTTGCCGATCCTGCTTCTACTTCCCCATTAATGGCATTGGCAACAAAAAAAGTATTATCGGATACCCAATAAGCTTCTTGGCCTATAACCATAACCTTAATCATACTCTTTTCTGTATGCTTTGTCAACTGAGAAGGACTTTTTTTCTGATTAAAAGAATCAATTGCAAAAAAATATTTAAATAACTCATGTGTATCTTTTTGACTATACAGAGTTCTTGACATCTTTTTATTAATCTTTTTATTCATTATAATGATTATAGCTAAAGATATCAATAAAGTCAAGCTAAATCCGACAAAATATCTCACTTTATCGATATGCCTTTGCTTTAGTCTTCTCTTGATAAAACTTTTTTATTATGTTTAGGAGTCATTGCTTCTATTTTATTAGAAAGTTCTTTAATTTCTGATTCTAATTTTTTATTTTGAGAATCAAGAGATGCATTTTGAATCTTTAGCTTATTAGTAATAAGTTGAAATTGTGAATTTTTTAATTCAGCTTCGCTAGTTCTTTGGTTATAAAACATAACCAACTTTTGTAAATCTTCAGTATCTAACTCATCCATAATTTACCCCTTTTTAAAACTAAATGGGCTTCCTGCCCAAACTTTTTCTGTCTTATTTTTTTCTCTTTCTACAATTGAACGACTCCAGGTAAAACCTGCATCTCCACCCCAAGCATCCCACATAATTCTTCCATTAGATGGAAACTCTGGACCATCATAAAATCCTTTTCCCTTTTTATCAACTTCATGACGAGAAAAGAAGGAAAACATTCTTTTAACAGTATCAAGAGACATTGCTGATCCATTTACAATATCAGTTGCACGACCCCAACCTACTGGAGTTCCTGCTCCCTTAGCCTTGCCATCTGCTTTCCACTTTAAAGCACGACGAGCAGCAGCCTTCA